TAGATTTGTCTTCTAAGCTCGAAATGATTTCTTTAATCTCGCATTCTGATAATTGTTTTGGGAGAAAAACTTTAATTGTCTCATATTGTTTATCGATTTCAGCAACTTTATCAGCTCTCCCTAATTCATCAAAGTTAGCTCTTTCATCTTCCAACTCTTTAATAGTTTTCTGAATAATATTAGCACAGGAAACATCATTAGCCTCTTGACCTTTAGCTTTGAGCTCAATAGCTAAGTTGTTGTATTTTGTAATGACAACTGAAAGAATGCCACGTTTAACAGAGTCTCTCTCTTTCATGGCTTGCATATTTGCTTTTTTGATTTCATCGATTAACATATTTAAATCCTCTCTAATATGGTTAAACTTTGAACAGGAACCCAGCCACTCCATACGTGTGGGCCTGCTTGTTTAGTCTCAGGGTTATATTCTAATCCATTGAATCTAACGAATTGACTCATCATGTTGGTTACTTCTACCTGCATATATTCAGAAATCGGAGGTATTCCTTTATTCCAGTTTGTATTAAACATGGATGGAACCCTGGCCGATTCATCTATTTTAATTAGGTAGCTCCCATTGATTTCCAATTTGATTGTAGTTATCTTTGGTATAATAATCACATAATCCTTATTCATATGAGAAATGTCAGTAACCATACACTTCTCAAGTTGCTCAGCAATTAATGGGTTAACTGTTTCTTTCATAAATATATGTAGCTGCCATATCGGCTAAGTGTAACATAGTCGCTAATGGGAATCTATCATACACAGCTGAGATATCATCTTTCGCACTATCCCAGGACATACCTGCATGGTGGTGAAGAATCGCTGTACTCATTCTAAGAGTGAGAGGGAAGAATCTTCTAGCAATAAACTCAGAATTTTGTTCATGGCTACCATAGATGAATCTATTCCCATCTTCTCTTAATCTGTATTCTGCTTGTTTCTCCCATTGACCAGTTTCTTCATTTTTAACATTTCTAAACCATTGTTCATAGAAATTAGTTTTAGATATATCATGAAGAAGGGCTATAATCTTTAACTCATCTTCATCATAATCCTCACCTGCAATAGCACCATAGTCTTCTACAAGCTTTAACAATGCATCATACACATTCAAAGAGTGTTGGCAAAGACCACCTGCATATGCACAGTGATATTTACTTGAGGCTGGAGCAACGAAAAAATCTGAGTTGTTAAGCCATGCAAGGAATTTATCTTTGTCTGCACCTTGAAGTGTAATTGACCTAATTAACTCTAAGAATCTGTTCTTGTTTGCATTGATTTGATTTTCAGTAAGCATACACTACATCCTCAATTCTCTATATATTATACAACGTTTAGTTGTTATTGTCAATTGGTGGACCCGGGGGAGATTCGAACTCCCCGTCCTAATGCACTCACATCTTGACATCTACATCTTATTCAGCTCTATCTTTTACCTGCTCTCTTACATGAACTGACGGAACTAGGGGAGCTTGTGAGCTTTCATCTCGTATACCGGACTAGCTCAATTATCGGTTATACCAGTCTAGTTATGACACTGTGACCCTGATACCAGACATCTCAGGACAGTGGAGCTTGTTAGCTAGTTATTAGTAACAAAGAGCCATTCTTTGTGGTTTAACGAATAAACCGCTGAAGAAGGCTTTAACTCTACTAAATAAAGATTTAGCGTTTATTGTTTGTTTGGTTATAGGTGACCAACCGATGCCTTCAAGACTCGAATACCTTAGTCGAAGCCATAAACGAGCCCATGTGGCTATATTATAAAATATAATCTATTAAATGTCAAGTATAAAATGTTAAAAGGGCCTATTTTGATAAGCCCCTTTAACTTTTATGCATCACCTTTTGAACCGCCACCATTGTTGCCGTTATCATCGTCATCAAGGTCAAGAGGGATACCCATCTTCTTTAATATATCAGTAGTTGCTTTGTGAGCTCCTACAACCTTCTCAGCATTTCTTACCTCAATATCGATGTGAGCATTAATAGCAGATTTCCACTCTTCATCAACGAGCCAGAATGGTCTAATATCTCCATCAGCAGGCATAAACTCTATAACGATAGAATCTTTACCATCATCTTCATCTGTAAGCATAACTGTATTACCGGTTTGTAATAATAATCGAACTTGTTTGCCAATCATATCATATAGTTCGTCTTCATTTTTAATATCTCTTCTTGAGTAAACCATTCTATTTACTTGATTCATTCTTTAATACCTCACATAATATTATAAACATATTTTCATCGATAATGAAATAATTTTCTTCATTTGGACCAAAATTGAATGCTAATGAACAATACTTATTGCCATCAAATACCATTTCTTGACGGAGCTTATCTAACCACTCCTTTTTAATGGACATTGACTTTGATGGAGTTGTTTTAGTCTTACACTCAATACTTATTAAATGTCCGACATCTACATCTGCTTTTCCACCGAAGTCAGTAGCACCACTATTGGGGTTAGTTTTACCGCCAGTCTTCTTGGCTACTGTTTTTTCTTGAGCTTTAGAGAAGGTTCTAGTTGGAGTTTTCTCTCCTTCCTTCTCTCTCACTATTACCCCAATAGACATACCGACTATCCTTTCTTGTTCATAGCAGCGAATGCAGCTTTTTCTTTTGCTGCAGCCTCTTCTACTGCTGCTTCTTGGTTATCAATGAAATCACTTTCTTCTTTGTCTAATAACGAACCATGATTCTCATTGCTAGAAGATATATATTTTTGTAGCATAGCTACATATTCTTTTTGGAAGTCTTCATGGGTTCTAATATATTCTATGAGGTCTTTCATATACCCTTTAAGAATTTTACCTTCTTCGTCTACATAAGCCTCTCCAGTTTCAAGATTAACTAATGTTCTCCATGAACCTGATTTCTTAATGAAGTCAAAGCCCTCGGCAATTTCAATTAAGTCATTTAGCTTATCCATACCTGTGGCATAACGATAGGTGATAAATCCACCACCACGAGCTGTACTGCCTACACTGTTCTTTGTGATTTTGAACCAGAGTCTGAATCCATCAGCACCTTCGCCATTCTTATCTGCAAGAGCTTTCATATTATCACCTAAAGTAAATGTTCTCTTACCGAATCTAACAGCAACTGTTGGGTAATACTGATGAGCATAACCACCGGCTTCTTTATATAACTGTGTACCATTGAGAGTACCGCCATCACGAACCTGGTTGATACAAATTAATACATTTTGTTTCTCAGCTAATAAAGCTAACATCTCTGTATAGAATGGATAAAACTTCTTAGCCATCGTGGCTCTCATACCTGGGTCTTCAGTCATATCTGCACTTAAGACTGCGGCTGGGATTAAAGCTGGAATACTATCTAGAATAATTAATCCGATGTTATCAGACTTTTCTAATTCAATAATAATATCTAGTACTTGTTCACCTGACATCCCAACTGGAATATCAACGTATCTAAGTTTAGTTAAGTCAATACCATTCATTCTAGCTTGATGCTCGAGATTTAATCTATGTTCGGCATCAACGTAGACACATGGTCTATCTGGAAATTGTTTTTGATAAGCAGCTAACTCAGCACAAGCTGCTGTAGTTTTACCTGAGTGTGGCAAACCTGAATAAATACAGATATTACCTAATGGGAGACCACCAAATAAAGGGTAGTCCATACCAAAGGCTCCGGATGGAAACTTAGTGATTTTCTTTACATAATCACCTGTGACAATGAGATTGTCATTCTTAAATTCTTTCTTTAATTTCTTAATTATTTCATCTACACCTGGCATATTATTCTCCTTCATACATTGTAGCTGTTAACTTAGCTTCAGACATTCTAGACATAAGGACGGACTTTAAAGCATCAACAACTCTATGAATTTCATCTAGCTTAGTTTTAAATAAACTAGCTACTGTACTATAAATAAGTTCAACTGAGTTCTCATATGCTGTCTTCATGGTAGCTTGGTTCTCCTTAGATGCTACACTACCTTCAGATAAATTGAATGCTTTAGCATAAGCTTCTTTTCTGAGAGTTTCAGATAACTCAGCTTTCAACCCTGCTTTCTCTTTAACATCACCGAAGCTAAATGAGTGTAAGGATAACTTAATGATGAGTAATCTGATATCTTCATTGGTAAGATTATCTACATTATCCATAGCACCTTTGATTAACTCATTGACATCACCTGTATAGGTCTTGAAGATTGTATTAGCAATCTCAATTAAATCCTTATACACATCATCAGTTCTATCTAATGCTTCTTGTAATTTTGCATCTTCCATTACTCATCTTCCTCCTCATCTTCTTCATCATGTAACCATTCGTGGTCCTCTATATAATCCTCTAAATCAATAGATTCATGTAATGGACCAACCCAAATATCAATTTCTGGACCATCAGTTTCATTTAAATACTTAAGGTCTTTCCATTCGAGGTCGTCAATCTCATCCATCACATCATCTTTGTATTCTTCCATTAAATCTTCAAGTTGCTCTTCAGTCAATTCGTCCGTATACCAGTCACTAAGAAATTCTAAGAATTCAGGGTCTTGATATAGTGAGAATGTATCTAATGTATTATGTAGCCATTTATCTTCAATATCTTTGACAAATTCTTTGGCTCCATCTTCTAAATACCATGATAATTCATTGTATGGTTTTTCATATTTCTTATAATAAAGAAATGCGATAATATCCTGTAAGTCTTCATCCACAGCGATAGTAAATGATTCTTCCCCATCCATATTAAGTGCACTACATGAGCACCATACTTTAACATCTACATTATGTTTCATTACTCACCCTCCTGTGTCTCTAACAGACAACTATAATCGGATTCCATATATACCCTGAGTTTCTGGGATGGTATATTGTAGAACCTATATTCTGAATCGAATATTGTTCTTATATTAACGGATTTAAGTCCGTCTTCTTTCATCTTTTTAATTGTACTGATTGGAACATACAACACTTTATCATGTTTAATGAACCAGATAACAGCCCCTGCTCGTACTCCTGGAATACCCACCTTAGTTACTAACTTATCATATTGAGTAAGCTTTGCAAAGTTGAATGTATTCTCATTTGTAGATTTACATTCTAGATAGAATATATTAGGTTTCTTAAACCCTATGAAGTCAGAAATATTTGATACTGTTTTATATCCACTAACTGAGTCATATATTCTATCTATGGAAGAATCCGGAATAGTACGAATCCAGTCTTCCTTAAACTTTTGTTCAAAGTCTTTACCACGATTAACTGCCACGTCTATACTCCGGAACAATATTAATGATATTAGCTTTAGAAATATATAAAGCTTTAGCACCAAAAGATACAGTTAAGAATTCATCTTCACAGTTATTGAGAATCATAGTAATGACATCAATATTGAACACTGTGCTGTATTCTTCACCATCTTCTAATGTCGGACAAGATTCTTCGTAATAAACTACTTCAGAGTTATTTTGTCCATAGTCTTCAATCTTAACTCCATCTCGACCGAAAGTGGTTCTAACTGCATAAGCAAATTTAGAATCTAATGCACCTCTGAATAATGAAATTCTATCGAGAGCACCTACAAGGTCAGCCTTAGAGATAACGACTGTATGTGGTGATACTGAGTTTGCAATATCACGCAAAGATTTAGCTGGGAAATTATCGATGACTTTGGAATCTGTGGTTAAAATTGCATATAATACAACATCACCATCATCGAAGCAAACTTTTTGTTGCATCACACCGTTTGGTAATTCATCGAAACCAAGAGTAAAGTTGACATCCTCTGATTTAAATAACTTGAAGAGCTTAACTAACTTCTCAGTTAGGAATAATGACACTGGTTGTTCTAGTGTGAATGAATTAATACAGGCACAGTTATCATATGTAATAGCACCTGTGTTATCGATATATAAGAATGGGAACTGTCCTTTGGCTCCGGCTAAACTAAAAATCTTTTCATTGTATTTTAACACAGATTGAAGAACAGCATTCTTAATTGTAAAGGAGTTAGTAACATTATTAATGGTAATCTTTGGTAACTCAACTACTTTACCTGTATTATCTGCGATAACTGGTAACTTATAGCTACCATTGTTCTTAACATATAAAACATTATCGACTACAGATAATTGGATATTCTTAGTTGTTGTTTTGTTAACTAATTTTAAGAATTTATCAGCTTCAACGACAGCTCTGAAATCCTCATCTACAGTATTGATATCTATATCAGCTACTGGAACAGAGAGATAGTATTCTCTATCTGTAATAGAAAGAAAGACTGTACCTCCAGTTAATTTTAACTCCACTTTATCGACTACTAGTCCCTTCTTGTTACCAATAGCATCTAGGAGCTTTTTACATTTCTCTTGTAATAGTTGTGTATTAATTTCCATTATTGTTACCTCACTAATTATTATACAACATTTCGTGTAATTCTGTATCTAAAGATTCTGAATGTCTCTTACAAATTTCTTCAAATGCCTTATCTGCTGGCATTGGTTTTATATTTTTCTTGACATTTCCTTCGATTAATTCTTTGTATTCGTTGTTTATACTTGTGATATAGTTATTAATGTACCACTTGGAGCCGATTTCACAGTCGACACTCATTGGAACATTCATGTATGGCTTAGAAGTATCTATCATAACTTGGGCCATTCTCTTCGCCACACGTTCAGCATTCTCAGCTGGACATTCACCTAAAACTTCATCGTGAACTGTGATTAACATGTGGAAGTCTAATTGTCTTAGTTCCTCATCGTTATATAGATTTCTCATGGCCATCTTAGTCAAAGTAGCAGCTCCACCTTGAACGATAGAGTTAACACTTTGTCTCTCTGCCTTAGCGATGACATCACCATTATCTGTAATGATGATTCCTTCAAATCTAGCGGCATTCTTGATAATCTCACCAACACTTCCCCAGTCAGCATTAAGACAGTCATTTATCTTCTCTTGAAGACGATTATTCTCAACTAATCTACCTTCGCATGATAGTATTGGGTTGAATTGTCTTTGACCGTTCTTTAAGCCGTTCTTGTATGTAGCTGTAAATCTTGGCCAACTCAATTGTGGTAAGTGTCTCTTTCTTCCAAACCAGTCTTCTACATAACCAGTAGTCTTAGCTTTAAGATGTGTTGCATCAATCCAAGCTTTAACTTTAGGGAATGACTTAAAGAAGTTATCGATAATAGCTTGAGCTTCTTTCTTGGTCTTACCGATTTGTTTAGCAATAGAGTTTGCTCCTCTTCCGTATAAGATACCAAGTAATAAAGTCTTAGCTATCTTTCTTCTATGCTTACCTTCCTCATTGGTATGAGTCTTGAATCCACAGATAACATGCTTACCTTCGAATTCAATCTCAGTACCTTCTGGATAGAATTCAAGATTATCTTCATATTTAGTATCAAATGCCGCAGATGCAATAACTGAATACAAGTCTTTACCTTCATTATAAGCTTTAAGCATATTCTCATCTTGACTATAATAAGCAGTGAGACGAGGTTCTTGAGCTGAGAAGTCACCACCAACAAATACATAACCTGGACGGGCACTGAATACTGGTCTAATCTCAACATTACCTGAAGGAATATTCTGCATATTCGGTTCGGATGATGAGAATCTACCTGTAACGACACCGTCATCTTCTTTACCACATTGGTTGAAGTTACAGTGAATAGCTCCATCGCATCTAACTAGAGTTGGAAGTTTCTGGATAAAGTCTTTATGAACTTTTTCAAGTGTACTTCTCTCTTTGAATAAGTTACAGAGTGGAATATCTTCTCTTTCAGCAATAAGAGGTAAAGTTTTCTTATCTACTGACCTTGGTTTTTCTTTATTAACTGGTTTAGCCTTTAAAATATCGTAAATTAAAATAGCTAATTGTGTGTTACTTGTAATCTTAATTGGGTCGTCTAATTGTTCAGCTTTAGATTTAGCCTTAACTTCTTCACCTTTCTTATTGAGTTTAGTTTCACATTGATTGGCCTCTGGAGTTAATCTCCAGGCATCGATAGTTGGTTTTAATCTAGCTAATTCTGATTCAATTTGGACATCAATATCAGATACAAGTTTAGAATACTTAGCCTCTAATCGAGCACAGTATTCTTGGTCGAAGAGAACACCACGTAATTCCATCTCTGCGACAGGAATAACTAATGGCATCTCTACTTCCATGAAAAGCTTATAAACATTCTTTTCGTCCGCAGCTTCTAATCTTTCCTTTTGCCATAAGTATAATTCATATGTCATTAAAGCATCGACTGCAGCATAGAACACAAATAATTCTGGGTCTATCTTAGCATATGGAACACCTGGGAACATTTCATCAATATCGTAAACAGGATGAGAAGGGTCACATTTATCATGATACTGCCATTTTAATGAGGCTGATTCCTCATTCTCATCTATCATACGAGCACCTATCATGGTATCCCAATAAATAGGTAGCTTAATACCTAAACAACAACTTGTAACTTGATAGTCAAACTTACCATTGTGCATGATAAACTTAACTTTAGCATCAACTAATCGTCTTAATTGTTTAGCTGCAAACTCATTTGATATTTGGTTCTGTAAAAGATTCTCGGTATCAATTTCCTCATGTCCTAATGGAACATAAGCAGCTTTTAATCCTGGTGTATACAAACAGAGACCTACAATTTTACATGTTAAATAGTCTAAGCTATTATTAGTCTCAGTATCGTATGCTATGATACCGTTGTTAATTGCTCTTGTGATGAAAGACTCCAGGTCTTGCTCCTCTCGGATGACCTGGATGTCTTTCTTATGCATCCCTAGTTGAGAGGTAACATGTTCCCTAATTAATTCAAGTCTTTCTTGAAGAGACAATTTCTTGGACTTAAGCTGATTTTCGGCAGACTGAGAAGAACCCGCTTTACCGGATGCTTTTAATTGTTCACGAATTCTCTCTTCTTTTGCCTTGGCTTGGTCTGACATAAATTGAATTATATCATCTGGCCAGAAATCATCTTTATTTGGCATAAATTACCTCGTTATTATTAATTAAAGTTCAACTCTTCTTGGTGAAGGTTTAATTGCACCATCTGCTGGTGTTTTGGTGCTATTGGAGATTGGAGCCGGTTCTTCAACCAGAGCTTCTTCAATACCTGAAGGATTATTTATTTGAACTTCTTTATCACCAGCTTCTTCTTTCTTCCAAGAACCTGTGGCGATGTAACGTTCCATTTCCTCAGCTGTTTTGACCCAGTAAGCATGTTTTGAAGCATCATAGTTTTCAAAACCTGAAAAATCTTTGATGTAGATTTCTTCTGGATACATTTTTGGATTTCCAGCTGTAAGGAAGAATCTTGTATCAGAGCTCTTAGCTTTTCCGGAACGTCTAACTTTGAAGACGATATCACGGATAGATATACCATCTGGAATTAAACCATTGCTTATACCATCTTTAATGGCACCTAAGATGTCATTGTAGAAACCAGAACCACGTTCCCAAACTACTGGTGTTGCAATAACATTGCCTTCAGCATCTCTAGAATATTCAATCATTCTAACATATGCTTTAACTTTGGTTGGGTATTTATCCCCCTGTCTACAGAAAGGACATGAGCAGTTTTCATCCTTCTTTTCATACATACCTCTTAAACAAGAGATTTGAGAAGGTTTGCCATCCTTTTCAACTTTATGAACAACAACGACTTTGAAGTCTGCTGATGTGTCATAGTCAAATCTAACGAGTGTTTCATCACCGTCGTCTTTTAAGCTTTTGAAGTAGCCAACTTTTGTGTTGCTTCCATCTCTAGAAGCAGTGAATTCAGTAAAATCGTATTCTGCCATAATTTTCTCCTTTGTTATATTATACAACATTATTTTCCTGTTGAACCTAGTCCACCGGTTCTTTTCTCTGTTGCATGGTCATTTACTGCGACATCATAGCGACAAAATATACCTTGTACTACTCTGTCATTCTTTTTGATTACAAATGGCTCTGAGCCGTAATTATGAAGTTTCAATTCAATTACTCCTTCATTATCAGGATTATTATAGTAATCTTGGTCAATAATCCCTACTGTATTTGTAAGGGCAACGTGGTTTGTACCCTTAAAACCTAAGGAACTTCTTGGAACAATCATTAAGAATGTCCAATCTTTTAACTTAACTTTCACCTCTAAAGAGAATCTAACTGTCTCCCCTGGGTGAATAACAATATCAACTGGTGAATGGAAGTCATATCCCGCACTGTGTTCAGTAGCTCTAGATGGTAAATCAAATTCCCGCTTCGACCAACTCACATATTCGAACTTGTTTTCAGGTGTAAAAGATGATATTGTATACAACTCTTTAGGATTATCTAAGGGTGTGTTGTATAACACTTGGCTATCAGCCATATACTTCTCCTCAGCTTCTCGTATAGCCCTATACTGCGCATCATCACCTATGATATCACATTCTTTTAAATTGATATCTGGAATAGAAGGTGTATAACGGAAGACTGCATCATGCATTACTACCATACCATCTTTGTTATAGATGTACCCAGTTTCTGGGTCCCAGTAATTTTCGCCTTCTTTAACTAATCTTTTTCTCGCCATGTTCATCCTCTCCTACAGATGCTAAGATTGCATCTGTCACATTAAATAGATTTCGAGTGATATCTAAATTGACTCCTTCAAGAGGAACACCATCGAAGTCACATCCTCTATCTAAATCTTTCTTGTATTCAGCATATCTCCATTTAACTGCATCAAGTAATCTTTCATACTTCTCTCTGAATTTAAGCTCATCTGCAGTATCAAGATATTCAACTGCTTCTTGCACTGTGACGGTATCTCCATCGATAAGTACAACATTTTGTCCGAAACCTTTTTGTTGTATCCCTTCCATCATATTTTTTAATATTTGAAGCTTTTGTTCGGCTGGAGCACCTGTCTTGACACTGATAATGTAATATTTATCCTTATCAAGCTCAGTAGTATTGATAACTTCTACTTTTTTCTTCGCCATAACTATCCTTTCTGTGATAACCACTCGCTACTACTCATAATAGGTAATGAGTTAAATTCTTCTTCAGTTAAATCATTAACATCTCTACCAGGTGGGAGACATATAATGTCCACCATGATTCCTGGACGTATATTTCGAAGGAATTTTGCAATTCCTTTCTTACCTGCTCTGTCACCGTCGTAGGCCATGTATACATGTCGTAGACCACTATGGTTGAAAACATCAATTTGTTTACTTGTAATGTTACATCCAAATGTAGCTACAGCTGGAACACCCCATCCCCATAATGTAAGAGCATTTATTTGACTTTCGCATACTGTTACCTCATCTAGATTTCTTTCTAGAATATAATTCATTAGGTAAACAGGTTTTTCTTTCTCTTTATCGATGATGAATGTCTTATTTTTAACAGACCTACGAGTTAACATCCATAATTTACCGTTAAGTTCCCATACAGGGAATACTAATGACTCTGAAACAGGGTCATATTTCACTTTAAACTTATTACAGACAGCTTTACTCAATTTTCTAGTGTCCATATATGGGTGATAAGATTGAAATTTATCTAATATAGATTCATCTAGGTATTCTGTCTGATTCTTAGACGGTAATGTGAAGTCTAAATCGTTCAATCGTGTGTCTATCTCGGTATTTCTAACGCCATAATGTGCAATTAACCACTTCTCAGCATATTCTATAGTATTTTCAAGGCAGAGAGCCACAAAATATACGAAGCTACCATGTTTTCCACATGTGAAACAGTTAAATGTCCCATATTCAGCACTTTTATCACCGACATAGATACCACATGACGGATTACTTTCTTTACCATCAGCATGGAATGGGCATGTAACCTGAATATTAACCCCTTTAGGTCTAATTTCCTTCAACTTAGTTCCATTACATACAGCCTTTAACTCGTAAAGAATATCTTTGATAGGAGTAGTGATGACATATTCACCGATAACTAGCTGTTTCATTAGAATATCTCTCCTCCAGAATCGTCATAAATATCCTCTTCAGGTTGTGGGTTAACTTCAGCTT